ACAAGATCAGTGTACTCGACCCAAACGCCAGCCTTTTCAGCGTTTTTGTCGGTGAAGTATTTTGAAAGTAATCCACCCATTTTTATTTCCTCTATTTGTTAAAAGTACAGATATTATATCACAAAAATAAAATTAAAATAAAATGCCGTTGATTTCTTTAAAATATTTGTTGACATGATATATCTAATTTGCTAATATATAGATATGTTTTACTAATAAGGACTTAACTATGGGAAAGTACAAAACAACTTTAGAGTTAATGCTCGCAAGAACAGCAGAACTTATCGAAAACGGCAAAGATGTTAAATTAGCTTGTAAAGAGGTGTTATTATCTACGCCTAACGTTGCTCGTCACAGAGCTAACTATTTCAAGTTTATTGACGAGGCTTATCCTGAAATCAGAGCGTCTTTAGACCCAAAATATTTCAAACGTTTTAAAGAGGGTAATGCGTTTATGTTTGAGTATCTTACCGATACTTGTGGCAAGTGTAAGATGTGCGGAAAAATCATTCCTAGTATAAACGAGTATTGCTCAAAACAGTGTATGGAAAGCGACAGGGAAGTTATCAACAAGCGTGTTAAACAGACCCTTGTTGAAAAGTTTGGCGAAGATGGATTACGCTGTAAAGAAATTGCAGAAAAGAAAAAGCGTACAAATCTTGCTAAATACGGTTGTGAACATCCTAGTCAGAACGAAGAAATAAAACGTAAAACGATTGAGACAAACAAGCGTAATCATGGTGGAATATTAGCTATGAACAATCCTCTAATTAAAGCAAAAATCAGAGAGACTAATATGCAAAAGTATGGTGTACCGTATGCACAGCAGACAGAGGAGGTTAAAGAAAAAACTAAGCAGACTAATTTACAGCGTTATGGTTATACATGTAATTTTGCAGACTCGCAAAAGCGTGAGGAATATAATCAGATTTGTGTTGAAAAATATGGCGAGGATTACGCTAAACAGAGTGCTGTTAAAGCCAAAAAGACTTTTATGGCAAAACACGGTGTTGCGAATTATCAGCACTTAAACAGACCTCATGTAGAGTTTTATGAAAAAGACTTTGTGTTAGAAAACTTTATTGATGAAAACAACGAGTTTATGGTAAATGAGTTCTGTGCGTTTTTTAACGTATCACGAGGAATGTGCGATAAGTTCAAAGTAAATAATAATATTTTGAACAGAAATAACGATTGGCATCGTGGTCGCAGTAGTTCAATAGAACAGGAATTGTTTGACTCTATACCTTGCGAAAACAAGTATCAGAATGACAAAACTATTCTCGGTGGTATGGAACTTGACATGGTGTTGCCAGATATTAAACTGGCTATTGAATATGACGGATTGTATTGGCACTCTGTTCAGCAGGGTAAAGGTGAAAACTATCACCTAGATAAAACAAAACGTTGCTTAGAAAAAGGTTATCAGCTTTTTCACATATTCGAGAGTGATGATATTGAAATTTGGCAGTCCATGATAAATAACAAGTTAGGATTAAATAAGCGTATCTATGCTCGTAAATGTGAAATCAGAGAGGTAGAATTTGCAAAATCACTCACGTTTTTAGACGATAATCATTTACAAGGTTCTTGCACTAGCACTATTAGATACGGATTGTATTACAACGATGAGTTAGTACAGTTGATAACTTTTGGTAAATCACGCTTTGATAAATCGTATGATTACGAATTGTTACGCTTGTGTACTCTTAAAGGGTATTGTGTTGTAGGTGGTGCGAGTAAGCTGTTTAAACACGCTCTAAAGTTTGTTAAAGGAAACATCATCAGTTACGCAAACAGGCGTTTTAGTTGCGGTGAAATTTATAAGCAGTTAGGATTTGAACTTAAAGGTGAAAGCAGACCGAATTATTTTTACAACAAAAGCGGTAAGATGTATTCTCGATTAGGTTTTCAAAAGCACAAACTGAAAGATATACTAGACAAATTCGATGATAACTTATCAGAATACGATAACATGCTGAACAATGGTTACGACAAAATTTACGATTGCGGTAATCTAGTATTCTCTTACAAAAATTAAACAAACAAAAAAGGCTAGGTTTTACCCTAGCCTTTAACTTATTTACCTACTGTTAATCAAAACCAGTCATATCACTTGCCATAGCCACATCAGGTAAGTAATGGAAGTTCTGCATAGCAAAAGTATAACCATACTTACTCTTAGCACCATTGGCAGTTAAGTCCATCATCAGTGGTTCACCATCTGATACACTAGGGATAGAAGAACCCATGCCCATCATAGGAATATCAAACGCAATACCCTCGTTGTTACGAGACATGATGATTTGCATACCTACGTCAACGTTTTCTTTCAGAGACTTGATTACATCTGCATCTGTGAAATAGCAGTTAGGATTTGCTGTAACATCGAATTTTCCGACACTAATGTCGAAAGCCCCTAAGCAACCAACAGCCTTATTTTCATTAGTGTTGTTGTTAATGGTGATGTTACCACTGGTCATAAACGCAAACAGTTCAGCAGGAGCAGTCTTTTCAGGGTCGTTAGATACAGTGCTGAGACATGCGAGGTAAACTTCATTAGCGTTGTTGTAGCCCTTTTCATCCCATGCATCAAGACGAGTACCAGTAGCGAGAGTGCCTTTCTTGGTATAGAAACGGCAACCTGTAAACTGATATTGGATCTTAGAGAGAGCAGAGTTTTCAACAGTGATAGTCATTTCAGATGGAACACAACCACTTACATAAGAAGCCTGTGGAATGGTGTTTTCTTGATCAGCAAACCCAAGGCGTTCTTCGATTGTATATGTGGTTCTCTTAATCTTATCAATATCCTTTTCATTGTGGATAGTGATACCCCAGAACAGGTCAACAGTGGTAGAGTCTTCTGCTGACAGTTCGGCAGGGTTGGTGGTAAAATCAAGAGTCAAACCATCTTCTTCGATAGCACCGATACGAGCGTAGAAAGTGCCGTTAGTAGCAAACTTATTAGTATCGCCACCGACAAAGATCCACTGACCGATTTCAAGACCGAGTTTGTCTGCGTCTGTAAAGCCGAGCTTAACCTTGCCTGTTACGCTGATTGTAGCTGAGACAGTCTTGCCTACTACTTCAATAACACCATCGCCAGCAGTTTCGGTAGTAACGCCACCTGCACTTGTAACAGTGATTACGTTATCTGCAACAGTATCAACAGTCTTTAAGCCGTTGTTAGCACTGATTGTAAAGCCGTGAGCATAGATAAGAGAACCCTCACCAACACTTGAAGTATCGAAAGTTGCATCGGTTAAAGTGTAGGTATCGGCAGAACATGATACAGTAGTGCCTGCTGAGTTAAGAGGTTTTGTGGTAAAAGGTTCGTGAGCTTGAGCAAAACAGAAACCTTGAAACAACTCTAATGCGTTATTCTGAGAAAGTTCCTGAGTGAAGTCAGCACTCGCAGACAGGTCAGTAATAGCACCACGAGAATTTTGTCTATCAGGTCTGATGATGGTACGAGAGGTTTGAGTGGTTTCACCACCAACGTCACCGATTTCTGATGGCTCAAGTTGTTGCCAAACAGGAGTTTCAGGAAGCACGTTAATGCTTTGCTCCTTTGCCATATACAAGCCCACAGATGAGCTATCTATTTTTAAAACTTTAGTCATAATATATCCTTTTAGCTAAAAGAAAAATTAACCCATATATTATACACCATTTTAGAAAAACCTAAAAATGGTAATCGTAGTCAAACCTAATGCTTACCTGAACCTTGAAAAAGTTTTTGTAGAGAGTATCAGACTCGTTAAAGCCGAACCCCGAAAAGTTAATCTGACAATCAGAGGGTGGTCTGCGATAGAGGTTCATTGTACCCTCAGCAAGTTCATAAGCGTTATCCATACCTGAGTTATACGGCACGTACAGATCAATGTTGATGTAACCCATTTGTCTGTATTTAGTTTTATTTAAGCCGTTAAAAGTAGCTCTGTTTGCAGAGTAATGTCTGATATTAAAAACTGCAAACGGCTGATCTTCTCTAGGAGTAGCACCTAAAATGTTTTGGAAAGTGCAATAATACTTGAGATCTTTACACCAATATTGGGTAAATAGCTCTTTCATGTAATCGGTTGCTTCTAATATCCTCATTATTATCTCCCTAAACCATATGAGAAAAGAATGACTTTTTCAGCAGGTTTCATAATATCGCAGAAGAATACCTTATACTTAATATCATTACCTGTTACATCTTTGCAGGTAACATGGGTAGCAAGGCTGAGATCAACAGGTTTTTTCTGTTCGTCATAAACAGGCAGGAGAAAGCATGACATTTTATCATCTTCTAAACCGTTATAAATTTCAGAGTGCATACCGAAACGAGTACCCTGAAAGTATATACCACGAACAGGGGGTATGATAACGCCTGTTGTAGTATATGTAACTTCTTCTGATTGAGAGGGTTTATACGGTTTATCTTGGTCAAAAAAATCAATACCACAAGTAACAGTCAGCTCTGTGCCGTACTTGTCTATTAATTTTTCTGCCAATCTGACATACTTGACATAATTTTCTTTTTTCATGCTCTGTAACATCTCCATATAAAGTTACGCAACAGAGGTTTCATAAGATTATCTGCAAGTGCATATACAGCCCAAATTGAGCCTTGTTCTGTACCTGAGGAAAAGTATTCGGTATCAGTTTGGAGAGTACCAACCTGTTCTTTTTTACGCTTAATTGCACCACCTGTTTCAGACGTTTCAAATATGCCTGACAAGCTCATTGTTTCCTCGTCAACATTTATTGCGTATTCACAGCAAGCCTTGAGTAATGCAGTTGGGATATAAGGGGTTTGTATTTCTTGTTGGGTTTCGGGGTCTAAAGCAGTCCTACACCAAACGTCACGAGGAAATTCTAATGACTGTTCCTCGTAGAAAGGCTTGCCTTTTAATTCTCCGAACCAACGAGTGTCAATGTACTGAGTAGCAACAACGATACGCTGTTGTTTCTGTTCAG